AGTCTATGCGACCATAATATTATCGCAAATAGCACATTTAGTTGGTGGGGTGCGTATTTTAATGATAATCCCAATAAAATCGTATGTTACCCGAGTATTTGGTTCGGTCCAGTTTTATATTATCACGATACAAGTGACTTATGTTTAAAAACATGGCATAAGATTACTGCTTGATCATGACAATGACGACGACCGCAACGATCGCATAATTTCAATATAAATCAAAATCATTATTTGTATTATAACATGATAACAATAACAATAATGGGTGGGTTGGGAAACCAACTTTTCCAAATATTTAATACGATTGCCGCCGCATTACGTAACCGTGATACATTCTTTTTTATGAATTATGAGGTTTTGCCTGGAAATCCTGGTCATCCGAGATATACACACTGGAGTACCTTATTTCGAGGTTTGCGTAAATACCTTACACCAAGTAATAGCGTGACAGATAAGATGTTCCAGTCTTTACCTCGATGGGAAGAAATCGGATTTCAATATACACCAGTTCCAACTGATACGGTGAAATATACCAAACCTCTTCGTCTTCATGGTTATTTTCAAAGTGAGAAATATTTCAAAGATAAATACGCTGAAATATGTGATATGATACAGCTTCGTGAGCAGCAAACCTGGATCAAAAATATATACGGAAGTGAAGAATGGAGTGAGGATTATCCGGGAAGTCAAACGAAAAAACGTATTCTTGTAAGCACGCATTTTAGAATTGGTGATTGTGTTCAAAATTTACATATTCATCCAGTAATGTCACTCGACTATTATTATAATGCGATATCGCATATTGTAACGAATACTAGTTCTTCATCTTCTACGGAATGTTATTCTTTTCTGATATTTTATGAACCATGCGACAAATCAATAGTTGAAAGAAATGTTGCATTATTGAAACAACGATGCGCTCATGATAAAACCTGCGTAGCATATAGCAGAGATATTCGATTTCATATGGTGAGAGATACGATCGCAGACTGGCAACAAATGTTACTTATGAGTGTATGTGATCACAATATTATCCCGAATAGCACGTTCAGTTGGTGGGGTGCGTATTTCAACGCCAATCCGGCAAAAATTGTTTGCTATCCGAATATTTGGTTTGGCCCGGGAGTGTCACATGATACGCAAGATCTTTGGCCTGAATCATGGGTGAAAGTTGAAGCAAGCACGATTACAACATTTTGAAGGTTTGTGTCTCGAATGTATATTATATTTATGTATATTATATATTATTTGTGTTACAATTTATTATGAATGCGCCAGGAGGAACAACCATATATATTCGCCAAATTACAGTCGGCCAAATTGTAGAATACAGCACCAATCAGTCAAATTGGAATCAGATGTATTGGGCGTGTTATATACAAAATACAAACACTGCTGCTGGCGTATTAACCATCGAATTCATTACAGATATAACGATTGATGCGACCATCGGAGGAAATAATGGATATTTGATATGTAGTTCGGATAACATCCAAATAGGTTCTCGTGTATTGAAACCTGATGGAACACGGCCAATTATTACAATAAATGGAATCACAAATTATCCTGGGTTTATTCAAAATGGAACGGGGAATGGCGGTGGGACCAGTGGATACAACAACATTTTCGTGATGAACCTTGAAATTCGTGCGGCTGGTGCGACGGATCTTGAAAATGGCGGTGGATGGGTTGGTCAAGGGCATTTCGGAAAAAATACGACTGCGTCTAGTAATATAATTATCAATTGTCATTCAACTGGGATTGTAAGTAATAACAGCGGCGGTATTGTAGGTCATTATTTGGGACCTATAAAATGTGTCGGTTGTTCTTCATCGGGTTTAATTCATGAATTCGGTGGCGGTATTATCGGAAGTAATTCTCCATCGACGGCCGGTCTATTGCGATGCGAATCATGCTGGACAACCGGTTCGATTGGACATGCTGCCGGAGGTATCACCGGTCGTTCTACAGGCGCTGCTGTAATCATGAATTGTTATTCAAGCGGAACAATCGCTGAGAATGCGGGAGGGATATCCGGGCATGAATCTGGCACCAACGGCGGCGGCGGCGGCGGCGGAAATACATACACTGTGAGCGAATGTTATAGCACCGGCACAATTAACGATCTTGGTGGCGGTATCATCGGAAGTGATTCGGGTGCCGTGATTGTGGCAAACTGCTATTCGATTGGTGCGATTTTAGCCACCGGCGGCGGTATTCTCGGTAGGGTTCCGGGCTCAAATTCAACGAACAAAAGCATCACAAACTGTTATACAACCGGAACAACACAGCATGCTCATAGTTATATCGTTGCTGCTTACACGAACGTGAATACCAATCTCACGGTTCATACAGGCACAATCACACTCGCGAATAATTACTCCGAAGCGGCGAACTCTAGTTCTGGATGGTCGAATACCCGTGCGAATACGGTGCTTACCGGTGTGCCGGCGTCGTCGAATGTGCCCGTCGGTGTCAAATGGGTATATGCCGGCAACAACACACCGTATGAACTTTACATGATGGGTCATACGCCATATCCGCGAACGGTTGTCAGCGGTGTTTCTACATCCCCCGTGATTGTGCGTTTGTTCGCATCTTCCGCAGCGGCTGGAACTTCGAGTGCGGCGGCTTTGATCACCACCAGTCGGTCCTATTCGATATTACAAATCTCACGCAACGGTGGTGGTGGTGGCGGCGGCATAGGTTCATATCCGACGATTACGATGAATCCAACAACCGGTGCCTTCACAACAACTCGAGAGACCGCGCTAGGAACCTATACAATAACTCTTCGCAACAACGGGAGTTATCATATTACAGAGTATGAGTTGACAGTGACAGAGGCGGAAGCACAGCCCTCTAATCCATGTCGATGTGCCGGTTTATTCACCAATAACGCACAGGTGTTTTATAAGTCGCACAGCTTGGCCAGCGGCGGGGTGGGGTCTGTGCGAAATCATCGACTGAAAGCGAAGCGGACGTAGAGATGGTTCAATCCGCTACTCCACTTTGTTACGCATTCACGGTGTCGGTATAAACTCCCAATCAAACTCAAGACATATTTGTTTCCAAATCTGATCTTGTTCTATCCGTTTCTCTCGATCTTTCAACATCGGAAAGAATGGCAGGAACTCGGTTCGGCCAAGAAGTTCGCATAATTTATACACCGTATAATAATAATTCAGGAAATTCACACGGTCGTCGGGGCAGAACTTTGCGTAAGGACCCTGTATTTCCATGAAAAGGTTACACAACCGCTCTTCCAGGTCGGGTGTCATAACTGGTGGTTTAATTCCCAGCTTATCTTTAATAAATGGTATGTGCTCGTAGTATTTATTAAACCCGAGTTTCTTCATGATTTCTTTCGCTTTCTTATCGGTGAATTGAGAGATTTCGATTCGCTCCTTCTTGATCTGTTGTTTGATGCTTTCGAGCACGTGTTCTGGTATCGACGTGGTTTCTTTCGCTTGAAATTGGGCGAGGATTTCTCGAAAGTGGTTAATGCGTTTATATGCGTAAAAACACGCCTCTTTAGGCGGTTCCTTATACGATGGTTTTTCATTATCGATTAAGAAAACAACTTGTTTAGAGCATTTATTACAAACCATAATACCTTCACTTTCAATCGGGATCATCTCACCTTGACGGCAAAATTGACATATGTCTGTTGAATAGACATATTTAGAAACATCCATATAATTCTGGTCGATACTCGACATGTATTTTTCCACATTATTATGCTGATTTTTGAAAAGTTCTTCTGTTTTCTTCGCTTCAGGAAGGTTGAAGAACGCATTTAGGGATTTTGTTTTCATCGAACCACCATTCGTAATTGTTTTCTTTGTTTCGAAATACTCGAAGATATATTCGCTATTATTTAGGTAATAGTTTTTATAGTCTTGTTGATGTTTTTTGATTGTGGCGTTGATCTCTTTGATTCGGTCTCGGATTTCAAGACACTCTTCTAATGCTGATTTAAATTTAGATTTAGTCGATCCGGTTTTTGATTCTTTTATTTCGTCCAAATTTTCAGAATGAATATCACTTTGTTCATAGTTTGAAGATTCATCCTCGTTGGCGTTATCGCCGCTATTTTTAAGAATACGAAGACGTTCTTTTAGGGAGCCTTTTTCATTCTCAAGCTCTGGAATAATTGTATCTTGTATATATTGAAACTCGCCCTGTAATTCTTTGTGCTTGCTATCAAGCGTTGTTATGCTTCGCTCGTCAAGAATGATCTTTTTCGGCGGTTTATATTTGAATAATGACATATCGTGATTTTACCGCCAACCACCGCCGCCACCTTTGTATATACAAAGTTTAGCAATTTTTATTTAATTCGTATTTTTGTTCTATCATTTTGCGGAAATATGTCAAAATCTGCGATTTTTTTTCTTTTTCAATAGTATAACAAGCATTTTATAATGGGTGGAGGACTTATGCAACTTGTCGCCTATGGCGCCCAAGACGTTTACCTTACTGGTAACCCCCAGATCACTTTCTGGAAGGTTAGCTACAAGCGTCACACCAACTTCGCCATGGAGTCTATCGAGCAGACTTTTAACGGCCAGGCTGACTTCGGTCGCCGTGTGACCTGCACCATCTCTCGTAATGGTGATTTGGCTTACCGCACTTACCTTCAGGTTACTCTCCCCGAGATTAGCCAGGCTTTGAAGAACACCTCCGGTGCCGCTGGCGTCTATGCCCGTTGGCTTGACTTCCCCGGTGAGCAGCTCATCTCTCAGGTTGAGGTTGAGAT